CCTAATATTTATATATTAACGTGTTTTAGCAATATCTCTCAACTTTTGCCAAGTTTCTTTTCCATATGTTTTAAAAATGCGACCTTGTTCAGTAATATCTTCACTATTTTTCAGAAATGGTTTTAACATATCTTCTGAAAAATTATCAGATGATGGTCTTGAAATTGGTGCACCACCACCAGATGGGGGTTTATTTTTTAGTAAATATGGCTTTTCTTTTTCAAGTTTGTTTTTTACATATTCTTGTACAGGCAATTGTTCATATCCATCAACAACTACAGGGACACCATCTTTTATTTTTATTTGATCTTTTGGAACTAAATTATTTAAAACAAGTTCTGGATCATGTGTTATATCAGATAATGCTTGCATTGCTGGTGCAATAAGTTCAAGCTCTCTGTTTCTGGCTTCTAACTTTTGTATCCGTTCTTTATCCTCTGCAGATTTATCTCGATACTGTTGTTCAAGCTTTTGTGTTGCTTCTGTATATTTTCCCTCACTTTCTAACTGTTCACGTTCATGCTTTTGTTTAAAAGCAAGTAACGCTTCGTAATCTTCTGGTACAGCTTTATCGGAAACAGGTTTTTGATTTTTTAATTTACCTATAAGCTCGTAATTTTTTGCTTCAAGTTTTTTTACAGATTCCTTTAGTTGCTCAAGCTCTGCATTGTTTTCTGGTGGCGTAACCACTTCTTTGTTTTCTTCAGACATAAATTAGTCGTAAACTAAATGTATTATATTATTTATATCACCATTTGACCTTTGCTGCCCAAAAAGCTGCAGACATTTTTCCTCTTGCAATATTTTTTGCATGACGAGCAAGAAATGATTTACGTCTAGCTTTACCTTTATCACTCTGTGGATTTTTACCTGCACCAGATACTCCTTGTTGACCAAATCTTATTAATTTAACTTTATCACCTTGTTTTGCTAATACAGCATGGGATTTTGTTGGGTGATTGGGAGTTCTCTTGGGTTTATTAAAACCAGAAAAAGTTTCTTTTCCACGTTTAACTGCCATTATTTTCTAGCCTTTTTATAAATATCTTTATCAACTTTTCTTGCAGGGCCACCTCGCATGTAACTGTTTACACGAGCCATTGACCAAGCTGCCATTGTTACATTACGACTACCACTAGACAAATAAGCACCTTGACCTTTTCTGTAGACTGAGGCAAGTTCACCATATTTAAAGCGAGTCCCTTCAGCTTTTTTTCTAAGAGCTTTTTTTGTTGCTTCATTTAGTGGACTTCTTCTTTTTTTTTGTGACATCTTGATTTACCCTTGATTTTTGTACAGCTTTTATATCAATATACTTTCCTGCTTTATAAAGTGCAGCTGTTCTTTTAATTTCAGCAGCTTTTGTTTTTCTGTTTCTTGATCCCTTTAAATAATTTTCAGGAATCTTTTTTTTCTTTTTTTTCTTTGGCATTTTTCTTTGGTTTTTTAGCTTCTGACAGCTTTTCTGCTAATGTTTTCGCCATTATTTTTTACTCCCCTTTTTTACTTTTTTCTTTTTCTTAGGTGGTCTACCTACTTTTGAACCATAGGTTCCTTTTCCCATTGGCATAATAATTTAAGCAACTAACAATAGTATAACTTTTAAATTGCTTTTGGATATTTTTTAATTAAATCTGTTAAAGATAATTCAGTTCCATCATCTCTTAGTATCTGACGAAGAGCATCTCTTGGGCTTTTATTTTTTTTATTTATTAAGTAATTAAAAAAAGGCTTCTTATTTCCTAATGCTTCTGTTTGCATATCTGGATTTTTTTTTAACCAATTTGGGTAGCTCTCATTTTGCGGAACTCTCCCTTTTGCACTTGGCCTTGTGTCAGGATATTGTTTTCGCAAATCTTCATCATCAATGATTGGAACAGTAGTTGACCTGCAGTTAAAATGTTGTGGAGGCATTGGACCCTCTCCATATCTAAATGTTTTTCCATCTAAACTTCCACATAATGCTGTTGTATTTGAATCCAAAGTAGCAACATATTCATATCTTTTAGTTACTTCTTGGTTGGCAGAATATACAGCTTGATTTGCCATTGTTTGAACTTGATTGACAGATGTTCTAACAATTGTTCTTATTTGATTGTTTGCCAATTTCATTCCAGATCCACCAGCAAGTGCCTGTGCTCTTGCTGTCATCTCTTGATTTGCTCCAAATTGTAATCTTCCTCTTAATCTTTTTGCAATTTTTGCCATTGATTCACCTTCTGTAACACCAACTCTTATTTGTCTTGAAATAAAATCAGCTTGTGTAGAAGCAATACCACGAAAAGCTTTTTCGACAACTTCTCCACTTGGCAACGTAATTACTGAACCTTTTGCTGCAGTAAGATTAAACGTTCTTTGAACTTGTGATTCTAGTGTTGGCAATGTAAATACATTAATTCTTGTTGGATCTGTATAAATAAGACTTCTGGCAAAATCATCAGAAACCTGCACTGAATTTACATTAACTGCTCCACGAGGTAAGACTTTTTGTAATTCATTAGCAACAAATTCTGTTTGAAATACTGCAAGACTTTGTAATTGATCTGTTATGTAAGCAGTTCCCTCAACAGACCAACCTTCAAGACTTTCTTTAAACTGTGCGAGCATTGCCCTAATACGAGCAACAGTTGCAGGGCTAGTAACTTCATCAATAGTTGCAAGTTTGTAGGTTAAATCTAAAATGACATCATTGTAGTTTGTTACTATTTGCCTAGAAACACGGTTACTGTATCTATTTAAATCAATAGATTGTCTGTAAAAACTTTCTGGAATTGACATTGATTATGCTGCATCTTGTTCTTCTTCTTGCTCTGGTTCTACTTCTTTTGGTTGTTCTATTTCAACCATTCCACCACTTTGCGTAGATTCAACTTCTTCTTCTACATCAAATTCATCTCCTAAGACTTCTCCCTCATGTAGTTGTTTCAGTAATGTTTCTTGTGTAATTGAGCCAGATGTATAAAGCTGTAATAACGCCTGTATCTCTTGTGGCTCTAGTCTCTGTGATAAGAAGTCTCTGTTTACAAAACAACTGCCAGCTTCAGCATTTATGTATTGACCATGAAACTGTAAGGAGTTATCAATCATGTCTTGCATCTGTTGTGCTACAACCATCATGGTTGAATCACCTTGCGATCTGTCAATTCGTTTTGCTTCTGCTGTTTCTGCCGATAACTTTTGCCCTAATACAGCAGCAAGTCCTAATTCATTTATTTGGTTTGACAAAACATCAAGTCTTTTAAACTGAGCATCATAACTTCTACCAGCAGGTTCAATATATTCTGCTCTGCCATCAGCAGGGAAGGCTATTGCTTCTCCGGGTCCAGCAGTTACTTCTTCAGAACTTTGTGGAAAGCCATAAAATGCCAACATTGGTACAGCAGAAATATGAAGCTGATTATCTAAATCAGATTGTATTTGATATGCCTTTAAATTTAATTCTGCAATGTCAGACATTGGTGGCCTTGATTCTAATAAATTAAGTCTATTTGCGTAAGCTACAGAAAAAGGTATTTCAGAAAGACTTGTAGTTCCCTCATCAACTTTTACAAATAAATTATTTTTTCCTTTTTGATGTATTTCAAAACCACCTCTGGTTAGTAACCTTATTTGGTCAATTATCTTTTCACCATAAAGACCATCTGGAACAGATACTTTTTCTTGTAAACGTAGTTGTGTTAATTTTACTTCACCATCTATCATTTCAGTTCTGTATCCCAAAATATCTCTCGGTGTGTAAGTTACCCAATATGGCCTGCCACTCTGTCCACTTGTTGGAGCATCTACTAAAACACCAACATGACCATATCTGACCATTTTTCTAGTAGTCTCATAAGTCCAAACATTAAGATCATTACCCTGTAAATCGACATCAAACAAATGTTCACGGATTGAATCTGCTGTGTCGTTTAACCTGACAGGCTTTCTTGTTAACATACCAGCCAACATTCTTTCTAATCGTAAATAAAACGGTGGACAAACAGACCTTGCAAGTCTGTTGTCATATGATTCATCTAATTCTCTTGGTTCTTGTGGTAAATATCGTCTATGTCTTTTTCTCATTTGATATGTACCACCAAGTAGATCTTCTATCAACATCCAATGAGGCTCTTGTTGAAACCAAACAGCATTCGGGTCATTTATTTCTTTACCTTGTGAGTTTGTCTCTCTGTTGTAATAG